CAGCGATGTGCTCGCCCCAGATGGTGAATTAATAGATATAGGTGTAATAGATAGTTGGCAAAACGAAGTAGACGGTTTAAAAGACGATCAAGATGCTTTAAATGAATTCTACAGACAATTTCCAAGAACTGAAGAACATGCTTTTAGAGATGAAACTAAAAACTCTATTTTCAATCTTGTTAAAATATACGAACAAATAGATTACAACGAGGAAATGTCTAGAACTTTAGGAATTACAAAAGGTAATTTTCAATGGGTTAATGGAGTAAAAGATTCTCAAGTTATATTTTATCCAGATCCAAAAGGTAGATTTAAAGTTAGTTGGGTTCCACCTTCTGGAATACAAAATAAAGTAGTTCTTAAGAATGGTATAAAATATCCTGGTAATGAACATATGGGAGCATTTGGTTGTGACTCTTATGATATATCAGGAACCGTAGATGGAGAAGGATCTAAAGGAGCTTTACACGGCTTAACCAGGTTTAGTATGGAGGACGCTCCTGCGAATAGTTTCTTTTTAGAATACTTATCAAGACCACCTACGGCAGAAATATTCTTTGAAGATGTTTTAATGGCAATTGTATTTTATGGAATGCCAATACTTGCGGAGAATAATAAACCTAGATTATTATATTATCTAAGAAGAAGGGGATATAGAGGATTTAGTATGAATCGACCTGATAAGATTTGGAATAAATTATCTGTAGCAGAAAAAGAAGTTGGTGGAATACCAAACTCAAGCGAAGATATCAAACAAGCACATGCTGCTGCAGTTGAAATGTACATTCAAGATCATGTAGGCATAAAACAAGATGGGACTTTTGGCGACTTGTATTTCAACGACTTATTGAAAGATTGGAGTAGATTTGATATCACAAAACGAACAAGGCATGATGCAACTATAAGTTCTGGTTTAGCTATAATGGCAAACAATAGACACTTATATGCGCCTAATGCTAAAATTGAAAAACCAAAATTAAATATACATATCGCTAAATATTCAAATAAAGGAGGTATGTCTAAAATAATTAAAGAATAATATGAACAATTTTCCAAGTCAAATAGTAAGTGATGCTGAAAAAATAAGTTATGAGTACGGACTTAAAGTTGCTCAAGCTATAGAGGGAGAGTGGTTTGATGAAGATAACCAAACTACTAGATATTATAATAGTAAAAATAATTTTCATAATTTAAGATTGTATGCTAGAGGCGAACAATCTATTCAAAAGTATAAGGATGAGTTATCTATAAATGGTGATTTGTCCTATTTAAATTTAGATTGGAAGCCAGTTCCAATTATATCTAAATTTGTAGATATAGTCGTTAATGGTATCGCGGAAAGAACTTATGATATAAAAGCTTACTCACAAGATCCTTTTGGTGTTAGTAAGAGAACGGCATATATGGATAGTATCATGGAAGACATGAGAACTAAAGAACTAAAAACTTTTGTTAAAGATAAATTTGGAATGGATTTGTTTAAGAACAATCCAACATTATTACCTGATTCACAAGAAGAATTAGATTTACATATGCAGCTTAATTATAAGCAAGCTGTAGAAATAGCTGAAGAGCAAGCTTTAAATGTTTTAATGGAGGGAAATAATTATGAACTTACTAAAAAAAGATTTTATTACGATTTAACTGTTTTGGGAATAGGCGCTGTAAAAACCTCTTTTAATACATCAGAAGGTGCTACTATAGATTATGTAGATCCTGCAAATTTAGTTTATTCACATACTGAATCGCCTTATTTTGATGACATATATTATGTTGGTGAAGTAAAAACAATACCTATAAACGAATTAATAAAACAATTTCCGCATTTAACAACTGAAGATTTAGAAGAAATACAAAAAAAAGGTAGAAGTGGATATAATAAATGGGAAAACAAAAGATATAGAGAAGGTGATAATGATAAAAATAAAATAGATGTTTTATATTTTAATTATAAAACTTATATGAATGAAGTTTATAAATTAAAAGAAACTGCTAGTGGTGCCGAAAAAGCAATAAGTAAAGATGATTCTTTTAACCCAGAAGATAATGAAAACTTTAGTAAAGAATCTAGAAAAATTGAAATGCTGTATGATGGCGCTTTGATATTAGGTACTAAAAAATTACTTAAATGGGAAATAGCAAAGAATATGATGCGCCCTAAAAGTGATTTTACTAAAGTAAAAATGAATTACGCTATTTGCGCTCCTAGAATGTATGAAGGCCGTATTGATTCGTTAGTAAAACGTATAACAGGTTTTGCTGACATGATACAGTTAACTCATTTGAAATTACAACAGGTGATGTCTAGAATGACTCCAGATGGTGTTTATTTAGATGCTGATGGTTTAGCTGAAATAGATTTAGGCAATGGAACTAATTACAATCCACAAGAAGCTTTAAATATGTTCTTCCAAACTGGTAGTGTTATAGGTAGATCATTTACTAGTGAAGGTGATATGAATCCAGGTAAAATACCTATTCAAGAAATACAATCTGGATCTGGTGGAGCTAAATTACAATCTCTTATAGGTAATTACAATTATTATCTACAAATGATTAGAGATGTTACCGGATTAAACGAAGCTAGAGATGCCGCTAATCCAGATCCAAAATCATTAGTTGGCGTCCAAAAGATGGCGGCGGCTAATTCAAACACGGCAACAAGACATATTTTACAAGGTGGATTGTTTTTAACAAAGGAAGTTGCTGAATGTTTATCACTTAGAATTTCAGACATAATTGAATATTCACCAACAAACAATGCTTTTATACAATCTATAGGCGCTCATAATGTAGCTACATTAAAAGAGTTATCTCAATTACATTTGTATGACTTTGGTATATTTATAGAATTAATGCCAGATGAAGAAGAAAAAGCAATGCTTGAAAACAATATACAAGTAGCGTTATCAAAAGAAAATATAGAACTTGAAGACGCTATTGATCTTAGAGAAATTAAAAATGTTAAACTTGCTAATCAACTATTAAAAATTAGAAGAAAAAAGAAAATAGATAGAGATCAACAAATGCAACAAGAAAATATGCAAGCACAAGCTCAAGCAAATATTCAACAACAGCAAGCTTCAGCAGAAATGGAAATGCAGAAGCAACAACAACAAGCTCAAACGGCTATATCTATAGAAGAAGCAAAATCTAAATTTGAAATAGAAAAATTATTTCAAGAAGCTGAGGTTAAAAAACAATTAATGGAATTGGAGTTTCAATATAACATGCAGTTAGCTGGAGCTGAAAGTGAAGGTAAAAAAGGCATAGAAACAGAAAAAGAAAATCGTAAAGACGAAAGAACGAGAATACAAGCAACTCAACAATCAGAGTTGATTGACCAAAGAAATAATAAAAAGCCACCTAAAAGTTTTGAATCATCAGGTAATGATATATTAGGTGGAATAGACATGTCAAACTTTGGTCCTAGATAAATTTATTAACTATTATTATATTATATTATGGCAGAAAACGAAAAAGAAAAACCAGTAGTAGATAACGAAACTGGTAAAATTAAAGTAAAAGCAAAAAAAGAACAACAACCAACAGGTAATGAAACTAAAGGAAACGTTACTAAAGTTAAAGCTAAAATGAAAAAATCACCTGAGGATTTAAGCAAAGAAACTATAACTAAAGTTAACTTAGATCAACAAGTTGAAGAAACTAAAACCGAAAAAACAACTCCGCCTGTAGAAGAATCAAAATCAGTAGTTGAAGAAGTTGTTGAAAAACCGGTTGAAAAAGTAGAAACTGAAACACCAGTTGTAGAAGAAATAACTAAAGAAGAAGAAGTTAAAGAAGTAAAAGAGGTTGTTGAACAAGCAATTAATGAATCAGAACAAACAGGTAAACCAGTTCCAGAAAGTGTTGAAAAATTATTATTTTTCATGGAAGAAACTGGAGGTGACATAAATGATTATGTTACTCTTAATCAAGATTATTCTCAACTAGATAATCACACTTTACTAAAAGAATACTATAGAAATACAAAACCTCACTTGTCAGAAGAAGAAGTTGACTTTGTAATGGAAGATACATTCGCTTATGATGAAGAGGAAGATAGTGACAAAGAAATTAAAAGAAAAAAATTAGCAATGAAAGAGCAAGTTGCTCAAGCAAGGCTACACTTGGAAAGTGTAAAATCCAAATACTATGAAGATATTAAATTAGGTTCTAAACTCACTCCAGAGCAACAAGACGCAATTGAATTCTTTAATAGATATAACAAGGAATCAGAGATAAATCAAAAGCAAACTGATATTTTTAATAATAAAACTAAACAAGTTTTTCATAATGAATTCAAAGGTTTTGAATATAATGTTGGAGACAAAAAATTTAGATTTAACGTTAAAGATACTGAAAAAGTTAAACAAACTCAAAGCGACATTAACAACTTTATCAAAAAGTTTTTGACTAAAGACAATATAATGGATGATGCTGCAGGTTATCATAAAGGGCTTTTTACCGCTATGAATCCAGATCAAATTGCAAATCATTTTTACGAACAAGGTAAAGCAGATGCGTTAAAAGAAAGTATGGCTAAATCTAAAAATGTAAGCATGGATCCTAGACAATCTCATAATGAAAATATGAATACTAGTGGACTTAGAGTAAGAGCACTTAATAATGACGGTCCTGATTTCAAGTTTAAAATCAAAAATAAAAATAAATAACAATTTAAAAATTAAAAATTATGGCAATTACTGCAGGAAGTAATTTGAATAGTGTTCCAGCTTCAGTGCAACAAACACTAACTTCGAATTACTTAGATTTAGCGTCAGGGTCTACTGACTGGGCGCAGCAATATTTACCAGATCTAATGGAGAAAGAAGCTGAGGTATTCGGTCCTAGGACTATATCTGGATTTCTTTCACAAGTTGGAGCTGAAGAATCTATGACTGCTGATCAAGTTGTTTGGTCAGAGCAATCAAGATTACACTTATCATACATTGGTACAATAGATGCTGATGGTGATACAAATGGTACATTTACAGTTGTTTCTGATATTGATGGAAACACAGATGTAGCATCTAGTAACCACGGTATTAGAGTTAATGACATGGTGCTAATAGCACAAGCTGATGTTGT